CAGCTCCTTTACCAGCACTTGCGGCACTGCCTAAAGAACCACCACCAGTTATCGTATTTTTTACAACATTACCAATTGCTCCTAAAGATTTACCAGCCCAACTTGCACTATTATCAAATTGAATTGTTTGAGGCATATTCAAATATACAGTACCAAGTATGTGTTTACTTTCTTTTTTTGCTTCTAATGCTTTTTGATTGAAGGCTCCTGTTTTTTTACCCGACTCCTTCATACCAGAAATAACTCTTTGAAGATTATTCAAATCAGGTTCTTGGCCGTTATGGTTTTTTTTCCACTTGTCTAATAGTATTCCTTCAGCAAGCTTTATTTGCTCTTCCGGAAGGTCTGGATTTATGGCAGCTTTCGTTTGTTTATAATCATCAATCTCGTTTGCATAATTCTCATAACCTGAACCAAATCTGGATGTCATTGCTTCTCCAATTATATCAACTGCATCTTTTAAACCAATACCTAGACGTTTTTGAAATGTAAAACTAATACACTCTGGATAAAAATTCTCTGGTGATAGGTCTGATGGATACACCAAATGATTTTTTCCAACACTCTCAATAAAAGGTGCAGGCTCATACGCATGTTCTTCTGTCATAGTACTTGTCCCTTAAATGGTTTTTGCTATTTTAGTTGTTTCAAACCAAATCTTTTTAGATGCTGTTCTACCACCTCGTTCAGTTTTAAATCTTTCTGTCGGTACCATGATAGCTAACTCCCAATCCAATGGATGAACTTGAATAATCTTAGACCTAATCTGTTCTGGTCTATATTGTCTATATGATGCCTTTGCCCATCTAAAGGCTTTATTTCTCTGTATTATATTTCTAAACTTTCCAGCCATCAATTTTGTTCTATTATTATATTTAGTATTATTCAAAAACTGAAATGTTCTACCAAGTATAACCGCTCTCTGTTTTGGTGTCATATAATGAAAATTGATACCAGAAAAATTGTTCTGATCTTCATACAACATAAAGATTAGTGGAAATTCATCATATGAACTGTCTGGTTCATCTGGTGAATAACGAAAAAAGTACATACGACCCAATAACATATTACTAATCTTTGCACCACCACTTCTCAACATATTCAATGAACGATAGTTCTGTCCATATGTTAAAGCATGATCTTGATAGAACTCACGAGCAGCTTCACTTCTTTGAATAAGACCTTGTTGTTTTGCCTGTTTATGTGCTTTCTGAAAAAACGATTCTTCTTGTAAAAAATCTATGTGTTGTTGTAAAACTTTACTCACACGAATTTCAGCTTTTGCACCACCTTTTGCTCCAACAACTGTTCGTGCTGTTGATATAGGATCATGTTTAACAGATAACTTTATTATTCTACCACTTTTCACAACAAGTTGTGGAAAACCAAGTGGTGCAAGTAAACGTGTATACATCGTAGCTTCTGCTGCACTAAACTTTTTAACAACTGCCAAGAACTCAGATGATTTTCCTAATGCACTTAATGATTTAAATTTACGACCCAATAAGAGTGAGCCAACCACTTTAAACATACTTCTCAAACCTGGAAACTTTGCAATCATAGCCAAAGCTTTTAATATACGTTTATCCTTTAATAGATTTTCTGCTGAGTTTGGCATTCTTATTATATTTATAAGGGTTCTTTGGAATATCCAGTTCTTTTTCAGTTAAAATAATGAACTCCATACCACGTTTTTCTGCCCATTTACGAGCAGCCTTGAATTTACTCTGATTCACTATAAATCGTTTCAGATCATTCTTATACTTGATAGAGATTCTCTTTCGTTTCTTTGGTGGCTTGCATTGACTAGCAGGCTTCACTTCAATTATATACTTCTTAATCACTCCCTCTGGATTCTGTATTTTCACATAAAAATCAACAAAATATCGTCTGGTTTTCTTCTCAATCTGGTTATAGTATGGTATAATGACATTCTCTGAAGCCCACTCAATTACAGATGGGTGTCTATCAAGATACTTCATGTACTTGAGCTCCCATGATGATCTGTACACAACTTCCTGCAAATCTGCTACATATTTTGCCTTATTATGTACTTTATATTTGCCAACGTGCTTCTGATAATTCATATTAGATGTATAAATATATAGATTCAACAGTATTTATAACGGAGAATAAAATGGCAGTAACCATAGATAGCATCAAAGCAAATATAAATAGAGGATACGCAAGACCTAACTTATTTACTGTAGACCTTGGAAATATTAAACCTGCTAAAGCTTTAGCATATCGTCTTAATTGTTTTCAAGCACAACTTCCAGGCAACACTATTGCTACAACAGATAAAGATGATGGTTTTCGTTCTGTTGCATATAAAAAGGTATTCGCTGATGTTATACTTGGGTTTTACTGTAGTTCAGATTTGAGAGAATTAAAATTTTTTCAGGATTGGATAGACAGAATAGTTGATAAGAATACAAACCAATTTAATGTTCCTGAAACATACATTGCTCCAATGACAATTACACATTACAATCGTCAATGGTCAAAAGTTGCTGAATGGAAACTATCTGATGCTTATCCAAAACAAGTTGATGCAATTCAACTAGACTATGGAACAAATAATACAGTTATGACTTGTAATGTCACTATGACATACAGACATTATGACGTTACATATCTTAATGGTGGGGTGCCAGATATTATTGATAGAAAATCTGACCATCAAAACAACATAACATTAAATAAAAATACTAATTTTAATCAAAAAGCAGGAGGAGATACTAGTGTATATGTACATCCTGCACTAGCCGCAAAACTCGCGATAGAAGAAGCTGACCGAAAAATAAAGCAAAATACCACAGGCGGCGCATTGAATATGACAAATGAGGTAGCACAAGAAGAATATTAAACACTATTAACATCATTTTATATAGGAGTGAATGAAATGGGATTACCAACAATTGCAGTACCAGAATATACATTAACAATACCATCAACAAAGAAAGAAATTAAGTACAGACCCTTTCTGGTAAAAGAAGAAAAAATACTTTTACTAGCTATGGAAACTGAAGATCAAAAACAAATCATCAATGCAACAAAAACCATTATTAAGAATTGTGTCTTTGGTGATATAGATGTTGATACATTAGCTACATTTGATATAGAATATATATTTCTTCAACTAAGAGGCAAAGCTAAAGGAGAGGACATTGAATTAAAATACAAATGTCCAAAATGTGAGAATGACATACCAGTTAATGTTAATACTGATGAAGTACAAGTAACATTTAAAGATGAACATACTGATAATATCAAATTAACAGACCAGTTGGGAGTGATGATGAAATATCCTAATATTGACAGTCAGTTGAAAATATCAGAGCAAAAAGATAAACCAGAAATTGAAGCATTGTTTGATACTATAGTAGATAGTATTGATTGTATTTATGATAACGATACAACCTATGCTTCTAAAGACCATACAGAAAAAGAAATGACAGATTTCCTTGAGTCTTTAACTGATGAACAGTTTCAAAAGATATCAAAATTCTTTGAAACAATGCCAGCAATTCGTCATCAAATAAAACTAAACTGCACAGGAAAGATTAAAGGCAAAAGTAAAAAGTCTTGTGATTATGTTGAAGAAGTCACGTTGGAGGGACTCAACTCTTTTTTCGGATAGCCCTTTCTCACGATTCATTAGAGAATATGATAATGACAAACTTTAATATGATGCAACACCACAAATATTCTTTAACTGAATTGGATAATATGATTCCATGGGAAAGGGGAGTTTATATTGATTTACTTATTAAACATATAGCAGAAGAAAATGAACGAATACAACAAGAGAATAATAAACGAGGATAAAGACTAATGGCATTTTCAGGAACACCATTTATGTTTGACGCACCACAACAACCAAAAGACACTTCGTCCAAAGCAGAACCATTAGCCACGGAAAAAACTTTACGGGGTATGCGTGATGGGCAATCCATCATACAAGGTGATCTTTTTGCCATAAATAGCAAACTAGGTGAAAAAGGAGCAATTTACGGAGCTCTTGTAGACATCGCCGATATACTTGATAGTTCTGCAATAGCTCGTCATAGTAATAGTCCTCTTGAAACATCTCTT